AAACAAATTTTGAAAGGAAACATCATGACTGCATCTATTAAATGGTCGATCGTAAACACTGAGCGCGATGTCGCCACTGGCTTCGTTCGCGTTGGGCACTGGATTTGCTCTGGTGTGGACGGTGACTACTCCGGCTCCGTCTATGCCTCTTGTGGCTTTGACGGTGAACTGTCTATCCCTTATGACCAACTGACTGAGGCTACTGTCCTGTCGTGGGTGTGGGAGAAGGTTGACAAAGAAGCTACTGAAGCTGCTGTGCTGGCTCAGATCGAGGCCCAGAAGAACCCTGTTACAGCCTCTGGTACTCCTTGGGCTACAAAGTAACTATAATAGTTAATTTTTAAAAGGACATAACAATAATGGCTACGTATTTAGATGTTGTGAACGATGTGCTCAAACGCTTGCGTGAGCCTACTGTTACGTCTGTAGGGGACACTGATTATTCTCGGATGATTGGTGTTCTCATCAATGACTCTAAGCGTGAAGTAGAAGATGCTTATGACTGGAACGCTCTTTCAGATACACTAACAGCTTCTACAACTGCTGAAGTATTCAACTATGTTTTAGAAGGTTCTCGTACTCGTTTTCGTGTCATCGATGCGTATAACGATACAAAAGACTGGGAGCTTCGTTATGCTCCTACTACATGGATGAATAGACAGTTTCTTATTACTGACACACAAGCTGGTGCTCCTGAGTTCTACAACTTTAACGGTGTAGATTCTAACGGAGACACGCAAGTAGATCTTTACCCTGTCCCTGATGGAGTATATGAGCTACGCTTTAATATGATCATTCCTCAAGCTGACTTAAGTGCTGATAATGATCTTATCTTAGTTCCTTCCCATCTGGTTTCTATGCTCACTTATGCTAAAGCTATTGCTGAGAGGGGAGAGGATTCTGGTGTGTTATCTTCTGAGGCTTATCAAATGTATCGTTTAGCTTTGGCAGATGCTGTAGCTATTGAACGTAATCATTACTTAGAAGAGACTGTGTGGGTATCAACCTAATAGAAAGGTATAGGGAGAATGGCTGAACAGCTTTTAACTACGAGTATCCAAGCTCCCGGCTTCATGGGTTTAAACCGACAAGACTCTTCTATTGGTCTTGATAACGGTTTTGCTACAGTGGCTGATAACTGTGTCATTGACAAGTTCGGACGTATTGGTGCTCGAAAAGGTTGGACTCCTGAGCATGAGTTGTTAGCTTCATTGGCTGACGATGTAAAAGCTATTGGAGAATTGATTGACAACAGCGGTAATTCTTATATTGTTGCTGCTGGTTCTAATAAGTTATTTACGTTAGTAGGTTCTACTCTTACTGAGATTACCTATGGAGGCGGTGGGACAGCTCCTACAATCTCTGATGATCACTGGCAAATGGCTCCATTGAACGGTGTATTATATCTCTATCAAGTAGGACACGATCCTTTGGTGTTCGAGCCTGCTGTAAGTACAACTACTTATAAGAGAGTATCTGAGAAGACAGGCTATCTAGGCACAGTACAGAATGCTAATTGTGCTATTAGTGCTTATGGTCGCATTTGGAGTGCTAATACCGCTGTAGATAAGAATACTGTACAGTTTTCCGATCTGTTAGCCGGACATGTGCTTACTACAGGAACTTCAGGAACACTTAATGTAGCCCAGATATGGCCTAATGGTGCTGATGAAATTATTGCTTTAGCTGCACATAACGGCTTCTTGATGATCTTTGGTCGTAGGCAAATCCTTATTTATTCTAACGCTCAAGATCCTGCAGCATTGACTTTAGCTGATGCTATTTCAGGTGTTGGCTGCGTAGCTAGAGACTCAGTAGTTGTCACGGGTGGTGATGTCTTGTTTTTGTCTGACTCCGGTGTTAGATCTATTATGCGTACTGTGCAGGAGAAATCTGCACCGATGCGTGAGATTAGTTTGAACATTAAAGATGACCTTATTCAAGATATCGGACAAGAGGATTTTGCTAGTGTAAAAGCTGTTTACTCAGATAAGGAAGCTTTCTACCTACTGTCTCTGCCTCAGTCTAACGTGACATACTGTTTTGATATGCGTACCTCTCTTCAGAACGGTGCTTCACGAGTAACTACATGGCCTAAATATTCTCCTAAAGCTTTCTGCTATACAAGAAACAAAAGAATATTGTTAGGACACAACAGATACATAGGAAAATATGCATCATATCTTGACAACGATGCCACTTATAGGTTAAAATATTATACTAACTATTTTGACTTTGGTTCTCCTACAGCCATAAAGATCCTTAAAAAGGTAAACATGACCTTTGTAGGCGGTAACGGGTATAACATCACAATTAAGTATGGGTTCGATTATAGTAACACGTACTATGCTCGTAACTTGTCTTTAGGTGAGATTCCCTATGCTGAATATGGAACTTCAGAGTATTCAATAGGACAGTACACAGCAGGTATTGTGTACGACAACCAACAGATTAACGCCAGTGGTACAGGCAATGTGCTTCAGCTAGGCGTGGAAGCTCTAATAGACAATACTGAATTGTCTATACAAAAGATTGACTGTTATGTTAAAGCAGGACGAACGAGGTAAATATGTCTAATTATGTAAAAAGTACAGACTTTGCTGTAAAAGACTCCTTAGCAAGCGGGAACCCTTCTAAGTTGGTCAAAGGCAGTGAAATTGATACGGAGTTTGAGGCTATCGCTTCAGCTGTAAACTCTAAATCAGATAAAGCCAGTCCTGCTTTCACAGGCACTGCTACAGCTGTTAACTTAACAGTTTCTGGTACATTTGAAGCTACTGTCAACGGTGGGAGTTACTAATAATGGCATGGTATGATTCTTTGTTAGATTGGGGTACAAGCTCATCAGGTATTAACACCCTTGTTAATGCTGGTGTAGGTTTGTATAACGCTAGTAACGCTGCGGATGCTCAACAGCAAGCAGCTAACGCAGCTACTGCTGCAGGACAACAAGCCGCTGAAATGGCTGCTTTCCGTCCTGTCGGTGTAACTACTCGTTTCGGTACTTCTGGTTTCACCTACGATCCTCAAGGTCGCTTAGTAGGTGCTGGATACCAAGTAGCTCCTGATGTTGCAGCTCAGCGTGAGGCTCTGATGGGCTTAGCTGGTGGTTCTATCAACCAAGCACAAGCTGCTCAGGGCTATATGCCACAGTATAGCCAAGCTGCTCAAGGTTTGTTTGGTTTAGCAGGTCAGTTCCTTCCTACTTCTGCTCAGTATGCAGCAGCTCCTGAAGCTCAAGCTTATGCTGCTCAGCTACGTGGTATCGCTAATCAGATGATGCCTACTAGCTATGATCCTACTGCGGCTGCTCAGCAGTATACACAGCAACAACAAGCTCTGTTGGCTCCGGGACGGGAACAACAGTTAGCTTCTGTGCGTAATAAACTTCAACAGACAGGACGTAGTGGCTTGGCGACAGGTGCTACATCGGCTGGTGGTTTAGCAGCAACTAACCCTGAAATGGCTGCGTACTATAACTCTATTGCTCAGCAGGACGCTCAGATCGCAGCTAATGCACAGCAACAAGCACGTTCTAACCTTATTCAAGATATCTCTAATGCTCAACAGCTTAGCGGTACTGCCCTGCAAAGTCAACAGGCTGCTGAAGAGATTGCTCGTAAGCGTATGCTTGAGAACCTCTCTACAGGAACAGGTTTGTTCGGAACAGCTGCAGGATTGTTAGGTACTGGTTATGGTCTTCAGACACAGGCTCTTGCCCCTTGGCAGTCATATCTGTCAGGTGCTCAGACTCTTGAAGGATTGGGTCAACAGGCTCTGGAATCAGGTGCTAGCTTAGGCTCTAGTGTCTCAGCTGCAGGCTCTCAAGCAGGACAGTTGCTTAGCTCAGCTGCTGCTCGATCTATTCCATATGCCTATGATGCTGCCACAACTCGTGCTAACGCTGTAAGTGGTGCTTTGTCTGGCTTACAAGACCCAGTAGCAAGTTTGATTAGCAGTCTATTTACACCTACAGCTTCTACGGGAAGTGTGTATACTCAACAGACAACGCCATATGGTGGCTCTTCTTGGACATGGTAAGGAGGTAAAATATTATGGCTACAACTATTACAACTTCTCCGGGCCTGTTTGAGCTACTCGCACAGGATCCTAAAGATGCTCAGTTGGCACGTGACTTGCAAATGGCTAAAATGACACCTAGCGAACGTGCTTATGTGTCAGGTGCTCAAGCAGGCCGTGCTATTGGTCAAGGATTAGGATCTCTTTTCGGTGTTGAAGTTGGGGATCCTCTTGTTCAAAAGGCTACTCAGCTTCGTGCTTTAGCGGCTAACTATGATCTTACTACGTCTTTGGGCATGGAAGCTTACGCACAAGAAGTATTTAAGATTGACCCTAAAGCTGGTGGCTTAGCTGTTGAACAAGCTCAAAACATGCGTAAGGCTGAAGCAGCAGCAGCGAAAGACTATGCAGCTGCTCAGAAGGACATCAAAGAGTTTACCACTAAAGACGAACAGATGACTGCTCGTGTAGCTATGTTACAGGATGCTGGTTTCTCTGAAGTTCAAGCTAAAGGAATTGCCTCTAATGATGCAGCCTTTTCCAAGACTGTAGAAAGCAAAAATATTCTTACTCCTGTTGAATATGCCACGGCTGCAAGAGCTTTAAACCTTCCTGCTAAGACCTTTGTTAAAGATTATTCAGCTGAAGAAATGAAAGCTATTGAAGCTAAAGTTATTCAGATGAAGAAAGAGGTTGCTAAAGCAGGAGCAACAGTAGTAAGTACAGTTAATAAAGGTCAAGATGCTTTTGCTACTGAACGTGCTAAAATTCAGTCTGCTCGTTTAGAAGAGGCTCGTAAAGAGGCTACATCATCTAAGAGTTCTTTGACGACTCTTGATCAGATGGAACAACAGACACAGGGCGACCTGATTACAGGCCCATTAGCAGGATCTGTGATTGGTGCTGGACAGTTCTTAGCTTCAGTTGGTGCTCTAAGTCCAGAAGCTGCTAAAACATTGTCTAGTTCTGAAGCATATGATAAGAACGCTAAAGACTTAGTAATGCAGGAACTTAACGGTAAGCTTGGTGCTCAAATCTCTGATGCTGACCGTAAGTTTATTGAGGCACGTATTCCTCAGCTTGTTAACAGTCCTAAAGCACGTAAAGAAATTATTGCTAAGCTTAAAGAGCTACATAAAAAGCGCATTGAGTTCTATAAACGTGCTCAGAAACACGCTAATAAGTATGGAAACTTAAACGACTTTGATGAGTTTGAAGAAGGTTCTTTAGGAACAGCTGCTAATCCTATTGTGTTAGATTAAAGGAAAGAATATGCCAGTATATCAATATAAAGGACAGCCTTATGAATTACCTGAGGGCTTGTCTAATGAAGAGGCTAAAGAGCGTATTGAAGCTTATCTAACACAAAGCAATATTATTGATAGTTCTTTGCCTAAAGAACAACCTATGAAAGAACAAGAAGACGAAGGTTCTTCTTTTACAGGTGAACTTAGCCGTCAGTTAGGTCTTACAGGACGTTATCTTATTAAGGGAGTGTCAACACCTGCTAATATCGTCACTGATGCTGTTAGCGGGGCTGTTAACCTCGGTGCTGAAGCTATGGGTTCTGACTTCCGTCTTCCTTACATGTCTCAGATGCAAGAGGAAGGACTTTCAAAGATGTTCCCTAGTCCTAAACCGGGATTAGAACAAGCTGTAAAGACTGGCTCGGAAGCTGTTGCGAGTATGTTGGTTCCCGGAATGTCTACAGCAGGGCCTTTGCTGTCAGCTGAAAAAGAGGGTGTAAAAGCAGCAGGAGAAACAGCACGTAGGGCTATGGCTGAAGGAGTATCTGTTGCTACTGGGGCTATCGTTGGTGAAAAAGCTGCTCAGGAAGCTTATGAGATTACAGGGAGTCCTTGGGCATCGTTGGCTGCAGGATTAGCTACTGGTACTGTTGTTGGTAGTGGTTCTGGAAAGGCTGCTTTTGGACTATCAGGCCCACGTAAACAGCCTGTAACTATTCAGGAGATTCGTCAACGTGCTTCCCGTGGCTACAAGGCTATGGAAGATGCTCAGATGACAGTTAGTTCGGATAGTGTTAAAAATAAGTTTCTTCCTAAAGTTATTTCAGAGTTAGATAAAAATAACTTCGATCCTCAGATTGTTGGGGCACATAAGGATATCCAAGACCAAATTCGTTTAGTAGACAAGCTAATTCAAGACCCTACTATTGATTTTCGTCGCTTAGAAACTCTTCGTAGTTCTTTTAGTAGTATGGCTAAAGGAACAGACGATAAAGCACGTTTAGCTAAAATTGTTGTCGGTGAGTTAGATACGTTTATGGCTAACTTGTCCCCATCTGATCTGAAGTCAAAGACTGGAAAGAGCACAGAAACAGCACTGAAAGCACTTGGTGATGCTCGTACAGATTGGCGTAACCAAGCAAGGGCACAGGTAATTCAAGACATTTTAGATTCTGCTACAGCTCGTTCTGAAGGATCTACAGCGTCACAGGCTGAACAGATTAAACGTGGCCTTGTAAACCTGACAGCTAATACAGAGAAAATGAAGATGTTCTCTACAAGAGAGCAAAATGTTATTAAAGCTGCAGCTAAGTCTTCTGATTTAGAAACAATGTTGTCTATATTGGCACGGTTTAATCCTCAGCGTGGTACTTTACAGTCTGCATTAACTGTAGGTGCTTTGTATGATTCTATTTATGGAACAAGTCCAACCCGTGGGGCCGTTGGTTTAACTCTTGGTGCTGGTGGGTATGCTGCCGACAAACTTCAAGGTGTTATTAAGCAACGTGAAGCTGTAAACCTGATAGATCAGCTTGCAACAGGAAAACTACAAGCTCCTAAAGAAGGGTTTGCTACTCCGGGATTGTTTGGTTCTACGATGGGAATGTTTCAAACATCGCCCAATGTAACAGTTACTCCTAATAACCAAAACGAGCCTGTGTATAAGGAATAACAAGCATGAAGCTATCAAAGAACTTCTCGTTGCATGAGCTAACGAAGTCTGAGGCAGCTGAGCGTAGGGGTATTGATAATACTCCTTCGTTGACTGTTATAGATAACCTTCAAGCTCTTGTCGATAATGTTCTTCAGCCTCTACGTGATAAGTTAGGCCCTGTAGTCATCACAAGTGGCTACAGGAGTCCTGCTGTTAACGTAGCTGTTGGAGGAAGTCCTACATCGGATCACTGCTTAGGAATGGCTGCTGATATTGAAGTACTCGGCAAAGACAACAAAGAAACTGCTCAGTGGATATTAGAGAACCTTAAGTTTACACAGTTGATCCTAGAGTTCTACACGGACGGATTACCGGATAGTGGTTGGGTTCATGTCAGCTACGATCCTCAAGATCTTAAGTGTCAAGTTTTAAGAGCTAACAAAGTAAACGGTAAGACAATCTATCAGAAAGGTTTTTAATACCATGATACTCGATCAGATTCTAGGTATTGGTTCTAAACTCATAGATAAACTCATCCCTGACCCTGAACAGAAAGCTAAAGCTCAGTTAGAGTTAGCTAAACTGGCACAGGAAGGGGAACTAGCTAAGATGGCTAATGAAGCCAATCTGTATAAAACTGAACAGGATAACCTATCCTCTCGTTGGACATCGGATATGGCCTCAGATAGTTGGCTATCTAAGAATATCCGCCCGATGACCTTAGTTTATATCCTTACTTCATATCTCGGTATGGCTTTGTCTGATGGCTTTGGTTTCCATATAGCTCAAGCTTATGTGGAACTACTAGGCCAGTGGGGAATGCTTGTTATGTCTGCCTACTTCGGTGGTAGAACATTAGAGAAGATTATTCAATTACGTAACAATAAATAATTATTATTATAATAAGATACTATGAATACTATAATGGAAGAAACTGAAGTGTCGCACAAGGAGATATATGATCGGCTAGTGAAGGTTGAATCTAAGGTAGACAAGGTGGCTACAGACACCAAAGGTATCGTAGAGGCTTTTCACAATGCTCAAGGGGCTTTCCATGTATTAGAAGTCTTGGCTAAGATAGCTAAGCCTATTCTGTGGATTGTAGGCGTGGCTACAGCTATCGTAGCTATCTGGAATAACAAAGTTTAACTAGGAGAATATACTATGGCATGTGGATCTAAAAAGGGTAAGAAGAAACCCGGTAAGAAGTAACATATTGTATGTACAAATAATTAAGCCCCTCTGGAGTTTCCTCTGGAGGGGCTTTTTTGTTGCCTATTAAGGGCTAGGCTGCTTAGTTCGTCGTACAGGAGGCTTACTACGCTTCTTGTACTCCTTCTCTAGGTATTCATATCGTCGTTGCATCCTATCACGGGACTGCTCAGCATTAAACCAGAACTCCTTACCACTCTTCAAGTCTGCAAGTTCCTTTGTAGTCAAGAAACCTGTATAGCAGATGTCCAGTAGTTTGTTAATCTGATTAGTAGCAAAGTCAGTTTGTCCTTTAACATTCGGTACAGTTCCTATGCTTCCATAGTGAGCTGTATGTAGCATAAACTCAGCTGAGTCTGCAATGTAGCACTCAGGAGCCATACAAGCTAACATAGAAGCTGCACTGTATGCTGCTCCGATGACAGTAGCTACTACCTCTCCCTGACATCCTTTCATAGCTTCAATGATCTGCCATACAGAGTCTGTACGACCACCACTGGAGTTAATCAAGATATTTACCATGTCGTTATCACCACAAGTGGCTAGACAATGGATAACATCACGATACATAGGAGGCTCGCCAATATCGTCATCAATGAAGATAATGTGGGTGTTGCTCTGTTGAGAGATAGTTCGAATAAGACCGTTAGGAGGGCCTATAGGCATCATAGAAGGCATCAAGATAATATCTTCGTTAGCTTTGTTAGTTTGTTTATTAGTCATGTCCATCCTCAAATTTAGTCTTGGCAATGATATAGTTCTTCACAAGAGAGCTTCGTACAATGTCTTCAATGCCGAATTCAAACCTACTAAACTCTTTCATGTTACTAGCAATGTCTAGGAACTTCAAGATACCTGATTTGTCATCCTTCTTACGCAAGTCAGTCTGTCGATAGTCTCCACAGAAGATAATCTTAGACTTATCGCCTACACGGGTAATAATAGTGTCTAGCTCTTCGAAGTTCATATTCTGCATCTCATCAACAATCAAGATAGAGTGCATGAATGTAGTTCCTCG